CGCCATAAGTAGTGGCTAAGGATATAGTTAAGTTTGGGCCTTCGGAACCAGCAGCTCCTCCTAAAATAGGGCTTGTGGTAGCTAAACTTTGAACATAATTACCAGTAGTATCTGTACCTAAAGCTACTTTATTTGCTTGAATTGTTGTTTCAATGGAAATGTTATTCTGACCATCAACTCCTGTAGTTGTCCCTGAAACGTCCCCAGTTAAAGTTATTGTTCGAGCTGTTTGCCATTTAGTGGCTGAATCAGCGTTCGCATTTATACCTAAATATTTAGACGCTAAAGCTGTGCTACCTTCGGTTATGCTGCTGGCGGTCAAGGTTCCGCTAATATTTGTAGTGGTGGCATCAATGTCCAAAGTAGTGGTGGTTATTTCCACCTCAGTGTCAGCGTCGATATCCAACTGACCATCTGCACTAGAGGCTATTGAAATAGCTGCATCTCTAAATTGAAGACCCTTATTTGTATTCAGCCTGATTGCCGTGTCAGCTATATGAGTTAAAGAAACGTCATTGTCTGCACCAAAGTTAAGTACCGATCCGTCACTCTGTAAAGATACATCGTCACCAGCTACAACATCACCAGTGACTGTTAGATTACCACCAACGTCAGCGTTACCAACTAGGTTCAATGCATCAAAATGAGCATTATTAAACATGTTCGCAGCTACTGCACCTAAACCAGAACCGTTGAAGTAAACTACAGCAGTTTTACCCCTCGGTACTGTGTAAGCGTTAGCTGCATCGTAGTTACCTTGAAAAAGTATTATAGAACGAGGAGAAGAGCTAGAAAAATTATTTCTAACATAAACTATCTTTTCCGCATCATTAGGGGTTAATTGTACGTAAGCGTCACCACTAAAAGAAGCTCCATCGGTAAAAATAAGCATTCTATTTCTACCATCAGAAGAGTCACCATCGGTTATAGCTACAGTATTAGGTGAACCAGAAGTACCTGTACTCGCTAACTCAATACTTACTTGACCATCTAAAGAAGCGTCTATAAGCTCAAAGTTAGTATTTGTGGTATCTCCCCAAGTACCCGACTGCTCACCTGTTCCAATTAATTCAATACCGTTATTTGTTGTATACGTACTTGCCATAATTTTTCCTTATGCCGCTAGGTTAGTCCAACCCGTACTTTCACTTTCCTCAGGAACCTCTGGAGTGACATTACTATACTGTGGATTTTGATTTGGCACAATCCTACCATACACTAGAACTTGACCCACTGCCGTACTTAGTGAAACTCCTGTCGGAAAGACATTTGCTTTTGCAATAACCTCAGATACACTATTTACACTAGAAGAAGCTCCCACCCCAGTGGTTGGTACATTTGCATCCGCTGTCACAACAACATCTTCAGTTCCCGATAAACCTTCTAATCCAGAAACTAGCTGATTTACATCCGTAATAAGGGAAACCCCGTTATTAGCAGAAGTACCACTTAATCCTGTAACGGAAGTGTTAGAATCCGCTGTCACAACGACAGAGGTTGTTTCTAAACTAGCCGAAAAGCCACTAACATCTAGATTTTGATCAGTAATCAAGTTCACTGAATTAGTGGCTCCAGAAGCCCCCACTCCTGAAGCCGATGCGTTAGCATCCGCTGTTACTGTACTTGAACCCACCGAGGCAGAAGCTTCAAAACTATTTACTTCAAAATTTACTTCAGTTGATAGCGTTACACTACCTACGCTGCCCGAAATAGACGGAGAGCTGACATCTAAGATAGCTTGAGTGGTTACAGTTGATGAAGGGTCTGAATTAAGTGAGGCCGCTAAACCTGTAACAGGAGCATCTATAGATATGCTTATAAATACTCCATTGTGGTAAGTAAAACCTGCAACAGAACTAGGGGTTGCGTTAGCGTCTGCCGTTACCGTAACAGCGCCTACAGAAGCTGCTGCTCCAGAATTGGTAATTGACCCTTGATCCCATTCTAACTGGTTCCAAGAGCCTCTACCCCATCCCGTAAAAGCAACTACTGCATTAGACATTAAGCAATCCTTATAATCGCATTACTTGCATCTGCTGAAGGGAAAACAATAGTAAAATCCCCATTAGTTGAAGCTTTGTCTCCACCGAAATCTAAAACAACCACAGAAGGATCGCCAGACGCAGTAGAGTTATAAATTAAAGCACCTCTAGCTGTTATTGTGGCATCACTAAATGTTAAATCACCAAAATCAACATAAGCTGTAGTTCCCGAAGTAGTAGGGTCTTGTTTAGTTAAAGAATCCCCTCCAGCAGTATAGCCTGTACCACTAACCTCGTTACTAGTAGTGTAAGCTGTAGTAGAAGCATCGAAAGAAGCACTGTTAGTATACAACGCTAGTTTAAAAACATTATCACTAGAAGTTCTAAAATCATGTAAACCCTCTAAAAGTTCTTTTTTAAAAGACGTACACATATAATTTCCGTTAAATGGCATATCATAGCCTCCTTATCATTTGAGACAACTCTGGATGACCTGCCCCGTTTAATGCATTACATATTGTAGTTCTGTCGCTATTTACAGCTTCTCGCATATAAAAAGACAAAACTTTAATTAAATCACCCTTAAAAGCGTTTGCTTGATCCCGTATAGCAGGAGGAGCAGTGCTGGAAACCTGAATTATCTTATCGGCGCAACGAGCCGCAACTTCTTCGGGAGTAAACCCCCTATTATGTGTTGTTTTTACAGTTACTTTGTAATCTATGGGTAAATTAATCATTGTGGGGGCCTCACTATTTTACCGTTTCTGTACATATCCATAACTTCTTTCGATTCTCCAAACTGCTTCAACGATTGAAGAGCTTCTACAAATCTTTTCTCATATTGGGCCAGCATATCAGCTTCACCCTTCATATATATATACGCTTCTAGAAGACTTCCATAAAGTAAAGCCATTTCAGCGTTTTCACTAAGCCAAGTAGTATCACTGTCGGAACCTGATGTTAAACTAGCAGGGCGGTAGAAGTAATGTAATTCGACTGTATATTGAGCATCAGGAACTGGGCCTAATATGAAATGATTTACATCAAAAAAAGCATAATACCTTGGCAACCCTGTACTTTCAGATGGGTTAAACGTTTGAATAAAATCTACTTCTTTATACTCTAAGAAAATATCATTCCCACTAGAGTCCTGAAACGAAAGAGCAAACGGAGATAAAAAATCACTAGGACAAGTTAAGAACTTGTTAGAAGCCGTCATTAGTCCCGATACGTTTTTTCTAAAAAAGTTAAGTTGTACATTTTTTAAGATACGCTCTTCAGCTAATCTAATGAACACAGGTAAGTTATTCACAAAAGTCGTTTCAGAGTTTTCTGTGTAATCTTGAATGGAAGTCTTTAATTGAGCATAAGTAAAAGTCATCACACACTCACTGTTACTGTTCCAACCTTACCAAAACTTTTAGCAGGTTTAAGATTAGGGGCCTCCACCAAAGGAACGCCCACGAATGTTAAAAATGGTTCTACCCTATCAGGTCTTGAGTTTGGTAACGCCTCTGGGTCAACAACCTTTTTGAATGGGCCTAATTGAGGGTGTTTCGCCTCGTACTCATCAGGGCCAACTAAAAGACCGTTCCACTCTTTCTTCATAGAAGAATAGGGGTAACGCAAACCACTTCGATCTGAAATAGCGTATGACTTTTTACCTGTTGCAAACTTACCCATCAGCTAGTCCTATAATATTCGTATTGAGGAACAACATTAAAAGAAGACCTATCACGATCCTCGGTAGCAGCTCTTTCGAATTCCTCTTCGTATATTGCTTTTAGCATTTGAACTCTGTTAGGAGCACGTTTTAGAGCAATGTAGTAAGCTAAACCAGCAGCTAAACAAGGATAGAACCTAAATGGCATATCCATTGTGTTGGTATAATCGTCTGCATCATCTATTCGGGTCAAAGCATCATAGTAAATAACGTCTGTACTATTCTCAGGAATAGGCCAGATTTTTAGGTTTGGGTTAAGTTGTCTATCCAGAAAAAATTGGCTTGGTCTACCTTGCGTAGATTTATTTGGAATGGTTAAAAAATCATCCCTGCTCAACCTCTCCAAAGAATAATCCGTACCCGCTCTTCGGATAACAACCGATAGAACGTCTATCACATCCGTACCTAAGTCATATTCACCATCAGCTTGAGCAACCGTTAATGATCTTTGTTTGATTGTCCACTGGTTCAAACCTCTATTTGCCCAATCTGCCAACAACAGATTCAAAGACCTTCGTGCAGTCTTGAGATCGTAACCAGTACGAACCTCTAAACCGCAGCGCTCAAAAGCCTCTTCAATATACTCAGAGACATCTAATTCAAAATTTTTACTACCAGAAGTTGCCATAATTAACCTTAAAACTGAGAAACAGAACCTTTAGTTCTTTTTCTCCTGTTTTTCATAACCTTGCCACAACCACGAGCCACAGCAGTTCCTTCCACATTTTTCCCGTAAAACTTGCGTTTACAACGAGTGTTCGGAACAGCGCCCCCTTCAGCCATTTTAGTAACCTTTGCCGCTTTAGTGTTAGAAACAACTTGTTTACCTTTTTTACCTTCTCGTTTTTTCTTAGAAGCAGTAGCTTTACGCTGAGACTTAGAAAGACTCTGAGCTTTGCTTCTGGGTAAGCACCGATCTGGATTAGATTTATTTTTGGACGTACCGCACTCTCCAGCAATGTTTCCAGAGCTGTCTAGGCGTACCCAATCTTGATCTAACCATTTCTTTAGCTCACCCACGTTTTTTCCTTTTTGAGGATTTAGCGTAATTAGGGTCTTTGCAATACTTAGAAGCAGCTAAATTAGCATAAGCCGAAGGGTAAGTATCAAATGTTCTTTCTGCCCAAGCTTTACCAGCAGGACAAATCTTACTACCTTTAGACTTTTTACTGACCGCTCCACCTTTACGGTAATAATTAACACCGCAAGGACTAACGCTAGAACCTGTCTTTACTCTAGAACCCATATCATTTCCACAAATTGTGAACAGCCGGGGCTACTAAAACTAACACTCCTATGGCCCACAACTTACCATCAACTGATTTGATAAACTGAGAGTACTCAGATAACTTCTCATCAAGCCTTTGATAACGTAAGCTACATTCGGCTTCGTGTTTTTCTAACCTTGCTATTGCTTCTTCTGCTTCTTTCATAAAAACCTCACCAAGCTTTACACGACCAGTATCGTGCAGAAAATTTATCTGAGGCAGATTTACACGAATGACGAGCACGAAAGCTCTTGCGTCTAGCTGGCTGATCTTTCTTAATAGTCATGTTAGGATCACCAAACCGAACCAGTTTAACTTCGTTACCCTTCTTCGCTAAAACCGCACTCTTCTTTGATTTACCGGGAGTTCGTTTAGGCTTGTTATAACCAGAAAAAGTTTCACCTCTGTATTGAAGTCTACCCGAAGGTAGCCTCTTTACATTCTTAGTTGTAGCCATAAAACCCCCTAAATTTAACTATAGAAAATAGTAACAGCGTCTACGTTTGTAGCAGTGTCTACGTGTATGTCATTAGCAAACAAAATACCCTCATCTGGAATATTAACTGAGTGTGAGTCAGATGCTAAAAAATCTAAATCCAAAACCGTCGAACCGCTGGCACCATCAGTAAAAATTAACCTGCCAGCACCCGCACCTGTTAACACCTGCACTTGCCGAAGACGAGCACGACCGACTCCAGCCGCACCTTCCCCAGCTAAACGCTTTGACTTAATGTCTGAATTAGCCATCCTGCTCCTCCAGCTTTTTTTGCTCTAGTTTCTCTTTAATAGAAATAGGTTTCTTAACCTTAGCTTCTTTAACTACAGGTTTTTCCACCTTTTTTTTACTTCTTAACTTGCCCATAAATACCACCTAGATCAAGAAAAAGGAGTTGCTTCATCACCAGTAGATGACTGATGTATTTTTACTAAATATTTGCCAGAATACAAATCTTGAAGCTCAACCATTCCACCTAAGATTCCACCTGTAGTTGATCCATTTAATGTAATGGTGTCAGTAGCTGCAAGTGTCTGAAAAATATTAGCGCTGTCACCATCATCATTAGCTACAACAGCAACACCTGACATAGTGTCACTACCACTAAGTTGAATAACGTAACTACCAGAAGCTAATGTACCTTTTACAAAAAACTTGTAAACATTACCTGAACCTGAAGCTGCTGGTAAGGTTGCAGTTAAGCCTCCAGCAGAGTTATCTAAAAGCATTACACGACCTGCGTGTGAAGATGAGCTTAAAGAAACGTCACTGCTTAAAGAAACAACAGAGCCTGATCCTGAGATGAACCCATTATTAGAAGTTACTGGGCCTGAAAAAGTAGTCGATGCCATATAATTACCCCTTGCACAAGGTTTCGCTCTGTAGTCTGTGCAACGTCAGGAGGCTCGGATATACCTGTCTACAAAGCTGTGTTTTTGAGCCTATATTTATTCTAACACATGGAAAAGAAAAAGGGCTTCCGAAGAAGCCCCCTGATCACAAAAAAATTGTAATTTAATCTAATTAAGCAGCGCCCGGAGAACCGAACACACATCGCCAATCAGAAACGCCGAAGCTGTAACGCTCACGAGCTTTGAAACGCATATTACCTGTGTCGAAGTCTCCTTCCATAGCAGTCTTAATAGGCGCTCGGTTGAAGTACTTGAAACCGTTAGGTGCGTCAGTCTTAATGAAGAATGCATCAGTGTCAGTTAAGAAGTGGTTTACAACCGCTCCATCTGGCAACATTCCCATCGACTTCATTGCGTTCAAGTCGTTGTCTGCACTTCCGGGTCGCAGGTTAGAGTTAAGAACTCGCTCTGCAATAAACTGAAGTTCCTTTGGAATAATCAGCTTCATACCACGAACTGCAATCTTTAGACCACGTTCATCAGTCATTCCAGCAATATCAATTAGCATTTGCTCTAAAGAAGTCTCATTGAGATCAGCAGCAGTTACTAAAAGGTTACGCTGGTTGCCAGACAAGCTAGGGTGAGCGTTCGAACATAAAGCAGCACCATCACCAATAGCGTGAACGCCAGTGTTGAAAGCATTGTTTAAGATCGAAGCAGCTTTAATCTGCTTAGTCTGTGCCATTGAACGAGCTAAAGCCTTCGTATAACGTGAAGCTAGACGATCATAAAGATTGTCTTCAATAGCCTCTTCAGTTATAGAGAAAGCCAAAGCTATAGTCTCGTGAGTGTAACGTGAAGTATAGGTTTCTTGTGCATCGTCAAAACTAATGCTCCCGCCTTCGTTTTTAACTGGTGCAGTTCCGAAACCACCAAGCATAACTTCTTCTTCAAAAGCTCTGTCAGAAGACTCTTCTTCGAAGATTTCACTATGCTCGTTCTCATATCGGTTGTATTCAAGCCCGAACAGCGCATTAAGGCCGGGTTCAAGCTCTTTCGCTAGTTGTGCTCTTGAAATAGCCATCCTAGTCCCCCCTTAAATTCCAGTGGAAGGAGCATTTGTTTGAGAATCAAACCTGCGACTTCCAGAGTTAAAGTGTGCGTTCAAGCGAACAATTAAAGGGATTCCAGCAGAAGTAAAATCTTCGTTTGCTGGATCATCCATAATACCTACAATACGCAATGGTAAAGTAGCTGTAACATCAATACTACTGACTGCTAAAGCAGCCGATGATAGACCAGTAGAGGAACTACCATCATGAGCAGAAGTTCCTAAACTAGCGTTAGCGAAAACACCAGTTAGAGCATTAGCTCTACTAGTTAAACTAGCATCAGAAGCTACCTTAAACAGTTGATTTGGATCATCAGCTACAAAAGCTTTTACTGGATAGTTAGTATCTGCATTAGCAGAACTACCGGGCCAGTAATTTTTATATACAGGTTTTTTACTTACAGAATCTACGTATTCCACACCCATCAGTACACCTAGAGCAGCTACACTACCACCAGCGGTATCACCTGCTCTGACGATAACGCCATCAGCCGTAGGAATTACAATCCCATACTGGTAAATAGCATCATTATTAGCGTGTGCAATCTCATACTGAGTTACCCCAGTGGAGTTTACACCACTACCAACTAGACCGATAGGACGAAGACCGTAGCTACTATCTTGATTAGCCATAATTTTCCCCCAAAATTAAAGCAGCCCTATCGTTTGGGGCCACCAAAAGTTACACGACTTTGCCGATCAGCATTGCCAATCCGCATGGTTGAATGAGCATTCTCCCTCATCATGTCCTGATCAACAGCTTGCATTTGATCTGCACTTCTTTGATTAAAGTAAGCCGATCTCTCTGCTACTGTTTCCTCTGGAAGTCGAGCGAGAAGTAATCCTCCAACGCCGAATACTCCTTCATATTTACCTGAGTCAACGACAGGTGCTTCGAAGTCTGGGTACTCATCCTTACGGACTAATTCCCATCCCTCTCTAAGCTTGGCGCTGATGTTTTTAGTATCGTCGAATCCACGAGTCTCTGCTCGTATCCAACGATGCTTAAAGCCGTCTGGCGCAGGTGGAGCGTCCAACATTGATGGTGGGGACCACGGCTTACGCTGTGCCGTCTTCTCCCGGGTTTGGTTTGCACGAAGGGTTCTTACGGTTTTTTCTTCTGTTTTTTTACACATAATTAGTCCTTCACGTATTTAGCGTATTCTTCTAGTGGCACACCCAATTTTTTAGCAATAGCTACTTGGCTAGGGGTGAGTCTAACCTTTTTACTGCGCCCAGATGTTTTTGATCTAGAGGCTCCAACAACCGTCTGAGCGGGCCGTTTATTGGAATTGCCTGCGTCTAGCTTAAACTTCGAAGCTATACGTTTATCTAATTCATTATAATAGTCATCAGACTGAGGGTCAAATCCCTCACTCTCGACAAGTGTTTTATGGATTCCAAAAGCAGCGTATGTCATCGCTTCATCCTGACCAAACCACTCGTTCTTCAAAGCCCACTTCTCTGCTTTTTTATCAGGACGTTTAGGAGCTTGTTGTTGAACTTGTGTTTGCTGTTGTCTTTGTTGCTGCGCTAAAGCAGCTTGCTGCTGTCTATACTGAGCTTGCTGCTCTTGCTGATACTTAGCTTGGTTAGCTCTATCTTCTTGAATAGCTAACGCAGTTAACTTTCTTTGAGCCTCTACAGCAGCAGCGGAATCACCTAGATCAATTGCTCTCGTTAAGTCATCTTCAACACGTTTAATCTCCGAAGAGACACGGCTAGAATACTCATTGACGTAATTTGTATCTAGGTTAGCTACTTTTTGTTTTAAGGTTTCAGACTCACTTTGAATAGCTTGAGCATAACGAAGAGCTTCTTGCTCTCGTCTTTCAGCCTCACGCATCTTCTTAGTAAGTCGGTCAATCCTTTTCTGCGTAGCGCTTTCCGCTTTCTTAAATTGATCCTCGCCCGAATCCTCTACCGTTACCTCAGAGCCAGTGTCCTCGGATACCGCTTCTTCAAGCACCACCTCGGTTTCTTGCTCATCCGCACCGATTTCAACCTCTGTTGCTTCATCAGTCATTTTATCTCCTTACAGATGATGTATGTCTTCGGGGTCTAAGATAGTCGCAAGAATCTCATCGTCGTTGAGAATCCTAACCTCTCCCCCGTCTATTTGAAATCTAGACCCCGCATAACGAGCAAACATCACCCATTGACGTTCCTCGCACCACGGACCCGTTGGAAACTTTTCTTTGTCTTTATAAGCTAAAGGGCCAGCCTTTAAAACATATCCCACTTGAGTAGAAATCTGCTTATTGTCCTGCACCAACGTAGGTAAAATAATACCGCTGTCGGTCTTCACTTTACCAGTGTAAGGTAAGATAAGGAGTCTCCATCCTGTGGGGGCAGGCATCCGCTCTAACAAAGAGGCTCCAATGGCCTCTGGATTCAACTTAGGTTTGTCTACATAAACATCCGCTAAGGATTGTTGATTTTCTGTTTCTTTCTCAGTTGATTCAGTCATCTGATCGCTCCTGTTTATTTAGCAGGCTCTTGAGTTCCTGTTCCACGTAAGCTAGGCCTTCTAAGTTGCCCATAATCTCACGATAATGTTCCATTGATTTAATGTTACCGTTCGTCATAAATTCCACGCATTGTTCTCTACGTTCACGGATTAAACGAAAAACGGCTTCAGGTATACTAATATCTACCATAATTGTATAAATTATCACATATTTTGTTATAAAATCTACTAATTTTATATACTATCTAGTAAGTCCTTTAGATTTCTCATAAGTCCTTAAAGTACCTAGACCTAGTAGACCACCTAGAACCGTCATTAAAGTAGACATATCGAACTCAGGTAAGCTAGGAATCTGTATCCCGTAGACTGTTAAACCAAAGATTAAGAAAGGTTGTAAGACAAAATGGTAAGCAAACGCTATACCGCAAACCCAACCGATAAATGGCCTCCAAGAAGATTTGAAGAAATTAGGAGATTGGGCTTCAATCTTATTGACCTCAATCTGAGCTAAAGCTATCGCATGAGCCTGCTTTTCTGCCATAGTAGCAATCTCATGCGCTAACTTGTTCCGCTTATCCCTATCAGGGATAGCTTTTTCCAGTAATCCAGTGATTGGATTAATTAAACTACCAAAAATCTTATTTAACACATTTTCTCCAAACGCCTACTTTTTACTCATGTAGGCTGTAGCCCCAAAATAAAAACCAACGACAGAAGCTTGCGCTAAATAAAATAGACCAAGTAAGTCACCTAAAGCGTTCACACGCTTCTCAGAAACGTAAGGAGTGAATAGAATGAAGGTGAAAATAACCATGCTAGCTAACGCTACCCATGCCATTTTCCGTTGAGCCTCCGCTTTTTCTTCACGAAGCTCTAACTCCAACATCCCCTGAGAGCTTTGAAGCTCTTCTTCAGTAACTATACCATCTCCGTCCAAATCGTAACCACCTAACCGTGAACGGACCACGGCATCAATACCCCATGTATTTAGTGCCACGTTTCGCAGCACCCGAACCCCGTACCTTCATTTCACGAGGTTTGTCAGATACTTTTGGAGCATCTGCACAATAACCATAAGGAATCTTACCTTGACCCTTTATCTCCGCATACCCTACCGCTTTCGGACTTTTTGCAGGAGCCGAACCCTGATGCTTAACCTTTGCCACAATTTCCCCCTAATTGTTGCGCTGTTTCAACAACTCTCGATCCATCGCCGACTGAATCCTAGCAGCCGTTTGACGTTCTTGAGCCGCCAACCTCTGATTAAATTGCTCTGAACGCATCTGCTGGTTCTGAGCATCCAACTGTAATTTTTGTTGATCTAGTTGATTATCTGCCTGATCTGCTTGAGCTTTAAGCTGCAATTCCTTCTCTTTTAGTTGAATAAGAGGATCTGGACCTTGCTGCTGACCTTCGCCTGTTATTTCTTGAGAAACCTGACGAGCTTGAGCTAAACCCTCAGAAACAAGTTGAGCTACCATCTGCTCAAACATTAATTCAGAATCCATACCCTGCTGCATACCCTGTTGAGCTAACTGCTGTCTTGCATGTTCTCTAGCAGCTATTTGAATATGCTCCATAACATGCTTCTGCATTGCAACACTTACCGTAGGCATCTGAGCAACCATAGGTGAAGTCATAAACATAATATGAGCCTTTATGTGAGCTTGGTGATTCTGACCCTCAAAAGCTTTTAGAGGCAACATATCAAAAGCGTTCATATTCTCTTTAGCAGGATCAATAGGTTCAGGTATTTCCGAAGGAGTAGCCTTCATAATACGATCTACGTCCTGAACTCCCAAAGCTTCGTACATATCCTTATACACTTCATGCAAATTATGCAACTCTGGAGCCTGAGAAGCTAACTGTAACTTAGTCTGAGCCAACATAATTCGCTGAGATTGACTAAATATATTCGGATTACTGACAGGCAAAACGTCCACACGATCATCAAAATCCTGAGCCATGATCGACTGATTACTGCCCGCTACCGTATATGGATACTCCTGTGGCAAACTCTCAGACATTACACGAGCCAAAATCTTAAATTCCTGACGCATCGCATAATGCAAACGCTTATGCACAGCACTCATGACCCGTGAGCCTTGTTCCATCATCGCAACAGTCGTGCCCACCGCTGCTTGCTGATTCCCATCGCCAACCTTCAAATCAGTTATCGTGGCAAACCGCTGACCAGCCTGAACTACAAAACCAAGCAAATTAAACAAAGTCGTATCAGCACCCTTAAATGGCAACAGCATCAAACTGTCTCTAATAGCACCACCGGGAGCATCAACATCACGAAATTCACCGGGCTGTAAAGGATCATCGTCGTCCCTGATCCGTAGTCCACGGGCCTTGAACCCTGCTGGAAGATTCGATAACGTACCAGCATCAATCAATTGACGCAAAGCAGCAGTCGCTGTACGAGATAAACCACCAATGGTATGAATTAAACCTAACCCATAAAACCCAAAGCCGGGTAGAAATTTATAATGTGTAAAATATTGTATCTTCTTCTTGAGAGGATCATCCTCTAAATAATTTCTACGGATCGCTAATATTTGTCCGTTGTCCTCGGATATCGTTACAATGTAAGGAACCTTAATTCCAGTAGGTTCACCATCCTCGTCAACCTCTTCGTAACCCTCTAAATCCAAATCAACATGAACTTCCAAGATCGTACAATCGTAGTCCACGGTGCTCGGTTCAATGCCCTGAATACCGTCCAACTCCGAAGTGACTCCAGTCACCTCTTTCTGAGCAGGAATAACATCAACATCTAAATAAACTCCAGATAACTGACGCTTACGTAAATCGTTCAAAGACATCCGAACTACCTGAGTAATATTAGGACAAGTCTCCAAATCCGAAGTCTCGTAAGGAACCACCAAATTCTCAGCAGGTACAAAGCGTGATACAGCACGGCCCAGAGTCTCATCGTAATAAGTCTTCTTGAAAGTTGAGCCAGCCAAAGGTAGATAGAACAACATCTGATCCATGTCTGGAGTGTATTCCTCCATGACGTTGGTGATGTAATAATTCATAAAGTGCTTGACCCGCTGTGATTGAGCCATCTTATCCGCAGATTCCTGACCCATTACTACAGTACGGACAGGACCGCCGGGAGGAAGTAATTCGTTGAAAGCCTGAGCTTGAAACTGAGTCGCAGCTTCAGCCAAAAGAGGGTGAGTCACACCAGAGGCTCCACGAAAAGGTTGTGTGCGCTCCTCGTAACTAAAACCCAAAAGTTCTAGACCGTTCGAATAGGTGTCTTCCCACTCCTGACGAGAGGATTTGTTCGCATCAAACTCTTCCAAAAGTTCTGAAGAAATACGAGCTAACTCACGCTCTGGTATAAATTCAGCCAAATTAGCATCAAAAGCACCTTCGTCGGAAAGTTCATCTTCTGGATCGAATTCGACAGTGACACCACCGTCTTCCATTTCAATAACTTCTATTTTTTCGTCTGTCTCAGGTAATTCAGAAACTAAAAGAGTCTGTGATGAAGGTAATTCAACCTCTATTTCTGCCCTTAAATCGTCTTCGTCTAGCTGTGAAGGCACGTTCCGAAACATCATGCCCGCATTTGGTTTACCACTTTCCATGAAAATGCCCCCGTGAACCGTTAATAATACACCCTAACCTTAACAGACTTTTCGTCATCTTCCCAGTCATCTGTAGGTAACTGGACAAAATTTCCTTGACGATACCGCATTAAAGCCTGAGTCATACTATCAACCAAATCATCATACTCACCGTTAGGAAACGCAGCTACCTCTTCCACCATTTCATCTGCCCACACTTCGTCAGGAACCCAAACCATCCCTGCTTCAAACAAAGGCGACACACTATGTACCCTCGATAACTTGTCATTTCCCCTACTTGGAGTGAAATTAACCACAGGAATACCCATGTTCCGTAGTTCGTGGGTCAAGGGCATTCCACTAGCCTTCGCTTCTATTATAACAGTATCAGGCTCCCAGAACTTGTAATTATCAAAAGCAATTTGCTTTAATTCAGGAAAATCCCATCTACCTTTCTTACTATCCAACAAAATTAAGTTTGGACCCGAACCGCCCTCATTTGGATAAAACACTCCCCAAGTCGTTATCGCAGAAAAATCAGAAGTCTCTCTCTTACTAAAAGCAGTGTCGTAACTCTGTATAACATACTCTAACTGAGGAACCTTCTCCTTCTCCCACCTACGCCACCATTCACGAGGAATAATCGCATTGTCATCGCCAGTAGGGTTTTGTTGGTACTGAGCGTTCCATTTGCTAGGAGGTATTGATGCACGGACGGCATTCAAATCTTCAATACTCCAAAATTCAGGCCAACAAGGAGTCTCATCTTCAAAAATTGCAGGTAATTCCACTACTTCCCATTGATCGGCTAACGGGTCTTTAGCCATTGCTCGGAGTAACTGACCTGTCATATCCTTCTCTGACCAACGTGTTTGGACCAAAACTATTGATCCACCGGGCTGGAGTCGCTGTCGTGGACCCCCTGTGTACCAATCCCAAGCATCATCAAAACCTTTAGTACTCATAGCAGTCTGCTCTGAATGCGGATCATCAATAATAACTAAATCTCCACCACGGCCAGCAAGGTTACTTCCGACACCGACTGCGTAATACATGCCTCCTGCGTCCGTGTCCCATCTACCAGAGGCTTTACTATCTGCCGCTAACTTAACTTTAGGGAAAATAGTCTTGTACTCGTCCCCGTCAATAAGGTTTTTGGTCTTTCTACCGAAGTTCACGGCTAACTCGGTGGTATGAGTCGCTTGTATGATCTTCATCTTCGGGTTGCGGCCCATCATCCATGCTGGAAACAAGAACGATGCGAACTCCGATTTGGTGTGTCGAGGGGCCATATTGATGATTAATCGCTTCAATTCACCCTTGGCTACCCGTTCAAGCTTCTCGGCGATGATATGATGATGCCTTCCTGCAATGAAATCGGGCCAAACGGTTTTGACAAAAGTTAAAAAATTATTTTGACAGGCTTCGTTTTTCTCGATCTGCGCTAAACGGAGTTTCAGTTTTAATAAACGATCTTCTGAAGATAATAAATTACTGCTCATAATAAGGTTCCTTGGGACCCTATTATAGTCTATAAAGATATATAAATATATGCGATGGACCTAAATGAAAAAAATTATTAATTGTTTGTGAAAAACTTAGCTAAAGCCCTTTTTTATTTTTTATATACCCGGGCGGGCGGCGCAAAGTCCGAGAAAAAAATAGCCCTTGACATTTGACCCGATATGTGAAGGGACCCTGAGCCGTTAGCTAGGTGAGTGACCGCTAACGTAGCTATGTGAGTAACTGCTAACGTAGCTAGGTCAGCGGGCCTTGGATAGCTAGGTGGTTAGCTTAGTGGATAGCTGGGTGATTAGCTAGGTGGTTAGCTAGGTGGTTAGCGCACTGGGTAGCTGTGTCGTTAGCTATGTCACCGTGCTATCGACTAGCGGTCCTGTTAGCTCGGTCAGGGATGATATGGTAGCACCTTGGATAGCTGGGTAGCTAGCTGTGTAACTGTGCTAATGGCTAGCGGACTGGGTAGCTATGTTAGCGGACTACGGACCACGGATCACGGATCACGTCTTGACATTCTAGAATAATTGTGCATGGACCCCGAACAATAGCCCAAAAACTTTGGGACTTGACAGCGGGCCGAGAATGTGCAGGTTTCACTACCATCGCATATATTTATATATCTTGAAAAAATATTTTCACAGGCTGTATCCCTTTGTTGGTGCGGTTCTCGGAGTTTTTAGGTTTTTTGATTAGTGAATATTGTGAAACTTTTTGTTGAACAATTGTTCCGCATAATGCTACTATCTGGATGTCGGTTTAACTTTAACGAGTGTAAATCGCAAAGGAAGCTTATTAGGATGCGGCCAAAAAAGAACAAAACAGTGTTAAAAGAAGTATGACGCTGACTGAGTCGATGAGATAGCAATCTCCATCTGAGTCTGGCTGAAGAGCCAAACGACTTTCGAGAAGTCGGGACAGAACGGCGACTGGGTAAGAAATTAGAAACTTGAAAAGAGAATAAAGAAATTTTTCCGCTAGCGGCAACTGGTGGAGTTGCCGCATATGAACATACCCGGCTTAACAAGTCGGGCTTGTTGATGTGACGAAAAGGGAGAATTAAAAATGAATGCAAAGCAAAAAGCTTACAAAGAAATCTACGTGAAACTACTTCAGAAGTATGGGGACGATCCATATTACAGAGATGTTCTTTACGAGATCCCAAAAAGAAACAAAGCTAGTATGGGTAAAGCAATCAAAGCCCTTGTGGCGGTACGAGGCGAACAAGCCTTCAAAATACTTATGGCTGATGTTAAAAAGATGACCAATGAAATAGGTTAATTGAGTCAATATACCCGACTTAAATAGTCGGGCTTATTGAACCAATGACAAGTAACTACAGGAGTTTTTAAGATGGAATTAGAAAGAATGTTAGAAGAGATCAAAAAGATTGACAGTAATAATATCCTTACGTTTGGGAATCCCAAACTTGATAAGGGAATAGCGATGGGATACCATACAGCCGGTATCCACCTAAGCCCGAGCGATAAATCGGGTATTATGAATGTTTGCCCTCGGGCAACTGATGGATGCCGGGCTGCTTGCCTAGACACGGCAGGTAGGGGGGGGATTGGAGCTACTAACAGCTTCGAGACTACAAACAACGTCCAAAAATGCAGAATTCGTCGGACATGGCTATTTAAATTAGATCCTATAAGATTCAGAAAGCTAGCAAAAAAAGCATTGAAAAGGCATCTATTAAGATGTATAAAACTACAAGTTAAGGCCGCTATTAGACCTAATTTGACATCTGATTTGCTCAAGCTAGTTAAAATGCTTGATGAAATAATTACGGAACTTTTACAAGAATTAAAAGCTGAAGGTTTAACGGTAGAAGTTCAATTATATGATTATTCAAAGAATGGTATCAGCTCAAGCCGTGTTAAAGATATCTTAGGACTCCAAAACAGATATAAAATCACACATAGCTTTTCAGAGAAAATGAGCATCGAAAAGGTTCGAAAGCTTACAGGACAAGGAGACAATGTAGCAGTTGTCTTTAGAGCTAAAGAATTACCCAAAAGTTGGGAAGGTATCGAAGTTATAAACGGAGATGATCACGACCTTAGATTTTTGGACAAAGCCGGGGTAATTGTCGGGCTTATCGCTAAAGGTAAGGCTAAAAAAGACCGATCCGGTTTTACGGTGGCAGCATGAAAAAAATACAAATTCTAATTAAAAAAACAGAGATAAGGAAAAAACCGAATCAAGCCTTGATTTGGGAGTATATACCGCAATTCCTCGGAGAGTTTCGGAGTAAAAAAAATCTAGTATCAATATCGATTAGTCAAGATGAACTTGACGCTATGGCCGATATGGCTCAAGTGCTAGATCTAAGCTTGTTATGTGATCATCACAGTTTAGATAGCTTGGTGATCGTAGAGAGGAAAAGAGTATGAAATACATTAAGGGTAATAAATGGGAGATAGCTTTAATACTGGTCTTGCTGCTGATGATAGCGAGATCTATAGGGTTGATTTTATAAGTCGAAACACCTGCTAGGCAGGTGTCCAGATCTGGTGGCGCAGATCTGCTGATGATGACAGCCAAAAACTACAGGAGAAAATTATGCATATTAAAAATTTAAAAGCATTGTACAAGCTTTGTCCCGAAAACCTTATTAATCAAATGCGAGAAGATTTCGAGCACTCTGAGAGACTATTCAGAGAATCTCTATATTTATTACCAGATTGCATGCTGCTTTCTATCTATGAAGCTGAAGATATCAATCAAGCTATCGAGCACTATAAAGCTGCGATGATGTTACTTGATGACGTCAAAGGGAATTTATGTAGTCTCATTAATGCGCTTCAGAATTTAGATAATGAAGAGTCATATATCAATTTTGACTTTGAAAAAAGATTACAAAAAGCTATGTATGATGTGTGCTTTTCGAGTGTACAAGATAGAAGAATTTACCAAAATATTACATCCAGAGAAAATGACGACAATTTAATCCATTATTTGAAAGATCACGTCACGCAGCACTTTTATATGCTGCAAGATGCAATTATAACGGTCACTGATGCTTTTGAGCTAGTAAATGAAGGAGAAAGACAATGAAAAAAATTAAAGTAGATCTCGAGCAGTGGAAAAAACTGCTCAAGCAAGACAAGTTAGATGCTAGTGTTAATGTCAGGATGACGTTAGAGATGAAAAATTGGTACGAAAAAACAGCTTTAAAGTTGGGTACAAATAGCAATCGTTTGATTAGAAAAGTCTTACAGACTTATATGGAAGTTTCCGAAGAACAGGAGAAAAAAGCAACAGGAGGTATAGAATGAACTTCAAAGCAGGGGATCTGGTCATCTATACAGACCCTAATGACCCCATTGGGGGGACAGGAGTATACATCATTGATTCTATCAAAGGAGATCAAGTCAAGCTTACTCCGATGTGTGGATCACTTAGAAAAATAAAAGCAAAAATTAGTCAAATTGAAAAACCATAATTTAAATTACAGGAGAATAGAGATGAGCAATGAAAAAATTGAACGATGGCGAATCGGAGATAAAATCTATGGTCAGTATGAGTGGATGGTGTACGACTCATACGAGGACGCTATTAAAGGTAAGGAAAAGACTATAAAAGAACTTATCAAAGACTACCTTGAACAGGAAATGAATCAGGTCAGGGATGAGCTTGAACGTGAAAACGAATGCATACCCGAAGATGAGATAGAGTCTGTCACCGAAGAAGAGATCCGTGAAACTGCTCTCACTAATATTAAAGAGCATATCTGGATCGCTCGAGCAAGAGCAAAACCTCAAAATGACATAGCTATATCAGCGTACAATATTGTCGAATTGTATGACCGTTCAATATTCCTGTTTGTAAGAGAAGTCCAACCAGAAGAATTTGAAAATGCTAATTTTTCTAAGATTACGAAAGATACCATTCCCACAGAGGAGGCAGGGTATCAAAAAATAGATTTAGCTAACGGAGAATCGTACTGGTTTGAATCAGATGATTTAGATTCTGATTTGGATGATTTTGAGTAATAACTACAGGAGAAAAGACATGAATCAAGAAGAAATAATTGCGGATTTGAAAGAAATAACTAAGCAGTTCCCAGCTATGTATAATCATTTTGCAAAGCTGGTACCGCTCGTCAAGGCAGGAGATTCAGCGAAGCTTTGCAAGAAGCTTAATCACTTGTACGGAGTGGTTATGTTATGCAGAAATTACGATTTGGGAGCATTGATAAAAAAATTAATGCAAAAACTAGGTGATTAAGTTATTCACATCTTACTCACTTAATGTGAATAAACGGGGTTACAGGTAAATAAATCAATCTCTTATATATATAGAGAAAAAAATAAAAATTTTTTATAAAAGTATCTGTAACTCCGTAACTTATGTAACTATATATCTCAAACAGTATTGAATGCTAGTATAAAGAGAGTTACACAACTCTTGTTTTATACTGTAACTACCTAGTTAAAATATGTAACTCTATATTCACGGGTTTTTGCGTGCGCAGGAAGAAAAAAATATTTTTTTGTTTCCATATATATAGGAATATCTTTTGCTAAAATGGACTCATGTTAGAATTAAATATGGTAAAAAAGAAAAAAGAAAATCTACCTCTGACCCGTAAACAATGGGCATTTGTCAAAGAACTGGTATCCCAAGATGGCTTAATCACCCTGAGACAGGCCGCCATCAACGCAGGCTACGCTCCGAGGTCAGCGCACCAAAGAGCGTATGAACTGACAAATCCTAAAATTTCACCACATGTGGTGGCCGAAATTAAGCGATATAGAGCCGAACTAGACGCTCAATATGGGGTGACAAGGGAGAGACACCTAGAACAGCTTCAACGCATACGTGAGCTTGCGATAGAGCATAAAAATTTCAGTGCTGCGGTGATGGCTGAATATCGTCGAGGTCAAACGCATGGAGAAATCTACATTAATAAGAGCGAAGTCAGGCACGGAAGTATTGATTCCATGACGAAAGAAGAAGTTTTGAAAGCTTTGAAAGATTTAAGCGATGAGCGCAAGATTATTGAATTTACTCCCTCCGCAGGAGAGGAAGAAGATCCCGAGAAAAGCGACACAGAAGAGTGAAGCGTCCTTTTGGAGGACACTCAAAGAACAGATAAAAAAATCAAATTTGTTTCACTCTTGGACTCGACTGGAGACTTGGGCGATGCCCGGTGTCCCCGATCTCCTGTTATGCGACAGGATTGGGAGGTTCCATTTTGTTGAACTGAAATCTATTACAGGCAAAGCAGTCAACCTAAGTCCCCATCAAGTTTCATGGCAGAATAAGCACGACATCTCAAGCAGTTGGATCTTAGTTTACAAAAACGCCACACAAACCAAACCAGAAAGCTTTCATCTTTATCACGCATCTCAAGCAGTAGATCTTTCGTTTAAGGGCTTAGACGTTAAGTCAGTCTATTCGTCGAACCAAAAAGTTGACTGGAACAAAATTTTTAAGTTAATATTAATTGATCCGTGATCCGAGTTCCGGGTTATACGATCAAACTACACTACAGGAGAATCTTATGAAATTCATGCGTTCCGAAGGCTGCCATTGTGATCCTGAGAATTATCGCAATTGCAGGAGTTGCGGTGTGGAATTCCTGCGAGTCGATTACAGGACTGGTCAGGACTATTCTCACTGCGAAAGATGTCGCAAATATAATCCCGATCTGGATAAAAGTTTCGATCACACTGGTTATCTGGGGTGGAGAGTTTTATTCAAGGTTGAAAACCCTAATAAAAATCCCAATGAGATGTGGTCTAACATCTGGCCTACATTGTTGAAGTTAACAAATGGCCGTTCTCTTTTTGAGATCAAGACTTTTCGGTCTGGAAAAAAAGCATGGAATTATTTCTATGAGAATGACAGTGAGTATTTGCGACCATTCGACACTGTAATGGCTAGATTTTATCACAAGGGACGAGTGCATTATTTCGTCGCTTCAACTTACTACTAATAAACTACAAGGAGGACATCATATGTCTATTAAACCAGAGGCCGTAGGCTGCCTTAAAAGAGGGTACTTCGTATTCTCGAAGCCTAATAAACCAAAGCAGTACTATCACTTTGATAGTATAGCTAATGCGATACTGGCTAATCATCCCGAGTGCATTGGTCAGCATATCTTTGCCCAACTCGATGCACTAGGCTTAACGGAAATTTTCTCGGAGTCGGAGACTCCTATCACATTGCCTTTTACTTTTGTCCGGGAGGGAAACAATGATTAATGGATACTTTGATTTTTTTCAAGAAGGTATTGTCTGGAATTATGATACAAAGAAGTCTTCTAAAGAGGTTCCGCAGAACGGAAGTTTTGAAATTAAGTATCCTTTCTGTCGCCTTCTCGGATTCTTGCAAGATGGCAAGAAGAATGGGTATTGGAGTATCCGTTGGAATAAGGGAGGTTTCCAAGAGGAGACTGGAACTGAGGGTGAGTACAAAGATGGAAAGAAGCACGGTAAGTGGAGATATAGAGAATATTCTCTTTATCATTATTTGCAGTACCGTGTAATCGCACCGCTCATGTCAGAAGGTGAATATATAGATGGAAAAAAGGACGGGAAATGGGTCTACTATCGGCGTGATCTTTACTCGCAAGGTGATTCTTTTGACACTGAGATCTTCAGACCTTTCAAGTACGACACCAATCAATTCGGTGACGAGTCGGATGTCTTCCGATTCATCAAAATTTATGATAATGGTGAATTAAAGAAATCATTTTACGAGTGCAAGAAAGGCAAAATTTTGAAAGCAGGGGAGGCAGTAGCATGATCTTGCCCATAACTACAGGAGAAAAAATGAAAAATATAAGTATTGATTTCGGCGGAATGATAATTCAAATACCTCTCAAGGATGGGAAGCCACATGGTGAGTTTTATGTTGATGGGCCAGTGGGTTTTATCAAAGGGGAATTCAAAGACGGTAAGAGACACGGAAAATGGTCCTCTGATTATGACTTCCGAGGCTACTCAGATGACGGAGACAACGGAGAATTCAAAGACGGTAAGAAACATGGTAAATGGGAGCATTATGAATATGATGCTGAGAACTTCGGAGAAGATAGCAGACTTAGCTATCTTTTGAGCGAAGGTAATTACGATCAAGGCAAGAAGGTAGGCACTTGGGTTTACTACCGATACACCCGAGAAGGTGTAGAGCATGAGATATTTGAAGGTCTTGATGAGGGGATTGTGAAATGTAAGGAGTACTATGACTCAGGTAATCTTCTTCGTAGGTCATTCTTCAATGACGAACATGCTTTTCATGGTCCGTTGACTGTGTACGACGAAAATGGGAAGCCTCAAACTACTGAGTATATAGATGGTATCCGTCACAAGAATAGCTTCGAGGCTTTTGAGCAAGACTTGAAAGCGTTGATCGAAAAACATTTTACAGGAGAAGGAGAGAGCGCATGATCTTACTATTCAAAGTTATGGAAGAAGTTTGTGTGTCTATCCTGTCATTGTTCTATGACAGGAAGTATATAGATCGGGCCTTGGGCCGTGATGAGTCAAAAAAATAACCTTAACTACAGGAGGACAAGATGATTTATTGTAAAAATTGTGGGAACGTAACTTCAGTAAGGAGTTATGAGGAATACGTCAAGCTCAATCCAAAAACAGAGTTTACTCGTGACGAGTTCTATGGAGCATGTTCCCTATGTGCAGATGATGATGACCGATTCGGAATCGGTCTGATAGAAATTGACGAGTGACAATAATTTTATTTATAGAAAAATAAATTTAATTATTTTCCCAAAAAAATAAAAGCCTACTCCCTTATAGGGTGAAGGCAAAAAAATTAACTAGCTTAAAGCTAAACTACAGGAGAAAAAAATGCACAAAATGCAAAATTTCGAAGAGGGTATGTCGGTTCAGGATTTAATTAAAGTAGTCAAGGAAATACAAGACCAAACAAAGTCTTTGTCTTATCTTGAGATTAAAGAGAGCGTCGAAACGCTTTTGGCTCAAGATTTGGGTGAGGATTTTCTAAAGGGTTTCTATTTCGCTCCCCTATTACTTGAGATAGTTAATAGGTTAGAGGACGAAGAATAACCTTTCATTCATTCGCAGGTTGTCACGATGGCAACCTGCTTAACTACAGGAGGACATAATATGTTCAGAGATCGAGAAGTCGACTACATCTCCCCACTAGATGCTTTAGGTTTTTTGGGAGTTCATGGCATCGAAGTGAAGGATGACAAAAAGATAATTGAAATGGGGAAGGGTTATCTTTACCGAAGTGATTTGGTAGAGATGTTTTATTTGATGTTTGATTTCCCTGAAGCAGGATTCATTTCGATGGAGTGTGATTTTATTGATGATAATGGAGATCACGTTAGTGGTTGTTGGGACCCCAGAATAGAGATGTGGAGGCAAGGAGAAGCAACCCTTGCCTTGGTTTGTAAAAACTATCGAGGGGATGAGTCTTATGCCAAGACTCTTTACTTATCTTTCGATAACTTCAAAGAAAAGTTAGAAGCTTTTATAAAGATTCCAGAATTCGAGGACTTTTTGGAAGAAACTCATTACTACAACGCCTGCGGTGAAATAGAAGCATTTTTTTGCTTTTTGATAACGGGAGAGTTACTCGAAGAACCAGAAATATTTAAGGAAATTTCTGGGGATATGGAATGGCTTTACGACAATTAATTAATTTACAGGGAGATAGCATGAATATAAAAATAAATGAATTAAGTTTTAACGAGAAAGAAATAGAGGCATTGTTCCCAGTGTCTCAAGACACTACTAGAAAAGAGGCGTGGGTATTCATTTCTGGGGATATTTTCGATAAGGATGAGCAAGGCAAAGCCTGTTATCCAGAAGCCCAATTTTTAGACGCTAAAATATTAGCTTCGTTGTTCAAAGAAAAAGGCTACAAAGCTGCTATATTTTTCTGCGAAATTACTTTGCACTATATGGTGTTTCGCAGCTTAGATTAATGATATAATTCTCGTGTTTCCATTTCGGAAGCTACGCTCTATTCAGAACCCTCGATCGTCTGCGTCGAGGGTTTTTTCATTAGGTCTGCTTTTGTGCAAATGAGTTAAGTAATTTACAATAGCTTTGTGAAAAAGTCTGCAATTTTAGAGCGAGCTAATTTAAGTAGTCACCAGACGAGGAAAACTCGTGCCGTGTACCTACTTTTCTGCGAAGAAGAAGTGGTCTATATAGGTATAACTGATAATCTCGATTGGAGATTAAAAACTCATAACATCGTCAAAAAATCTGAGTATGATAGCTGCTATTTCCTTGAGGTCCCATTTGAAACTGACAGTGCCGATGGTGGACTTTCTAGAGCGATTGAAAAAGCGTTTATCAAACAGTTTAATCCACGCTTAAATACTGATCTGAAAGATGGAAAATTAACTTACCCAGAAGTCTGGTTGCTACGACAAATTTTTGGTGACGATCTTGAAATTGAGTATTAAAATGCATTCTGAAATTGAAGAAATCAAAGCTGAAATTGAGTACCTAAAAAGACATTTTAATGCTGCGTCAAAGCTAATCCAAATGTTGACAGAAGAAGTTACTAAATTGAGATGTGAGCAGGATTTTTTGAAAGAAGAATTGCTTAAAGTCTACGACAAAAGCCTTTGGAATTAACCCAGAATCAGGAGAAGAAATGATTGAAATATCCCCCGAATTTCGCACCGCTTTAGAAAAATTAAAAAAATCTCACCCTGAGCTTAGTTACCTGATTGGAGCGCAGTGGGCCTTGGAGAGCAATTTTGGCAGAAGCAAACTTGCTAAAGAAAATTTCAATTTTGCGGGCCTTGGATATCGAGATTTATCAAATTATTTACCTCTAGAAACTCTTCAAAGAGTTCACGAAGTCACGTACATGGGTCAAGATCAAGATCGAAAATCGTATCTTAAACTGGACGATCCTGCGGATTTCGCTCAAGTCTTTTTCGCTTTTTTGAAACGTCCAATATATAAAATCCAATTTGGCGGTAGAGGTTTTTCAGAACAAAATTTGTATCCGTGGAAATGGATTGACCATCCCTTACTATTTTTATCACACATAGCTACCAAAGGTTTCTGCGGTTGGACTCCTTCGGTCAAAAGAAAAGACTACGAAACAGACGAGGAATATTACCGAGACACCCATGCAGATTACGTCAAATCAGTTTTAGAATGTTCGTTGTCCGAGAACTATCGTCAAATTTACAACTCGATTGGTGCGTGAGCCGTGAGCCAAAAAGCAAGTAAAAAAATGGGCGAAATACGAGACATCGTCACGAACTACTACACAGGAGAAAAGTGGTTTTTAGTTGATCGCAAGGGCGATGGGCAGTTTACTTATGTCCCCGAATCGGACTATAAAAAACTCAAAGAAGAAGAATTAGTTTCTGTCGATCCAATCAGCTAATTCCTGTAAAAGCTGCTTCCTTGCTTTTGATTCTGCAAGCGAGGTTTGTGTGGGTGAATCCAAAAAATCAAACTGATTTTTCTCATGCTGTTCTTCGATCCATTTGCGAAGTTTGCGAAAGATGTATATCTTTTCACGCATCTTTTTCTCCCCTGCAAACGGGACAAAATCCTCCATCTCTTCTAGACCGTTTATAAACTCTCCCGCAGCAATTAAGACATAGCTGCCAACCTTCGGGCATAGCCTCAAAATCCTCCTGCGGTCCATATCCGATCACAACACTTTCGTTTCTTCTTTCCGCAGATTTTTTTATTTGGGCTTGAGTTTTTTCTCTCGCTATTTTCGTCAGGATTTTTTTGTTTGTGTTAGCGCATTTGAGAGAACAGTAGAAATTTTTTGTTTTGAAAGATGCTCTTGAGATTGAGCGAGGTCTATAAAAGATTTTTGAGCAAGGCTCATATCGACAATTTTTTTGATCCGTATTTTCTGAAAAATTCGGATCGTCTGGAGTGACTCGCTTAGTTTCTTTTTTTCTCTTCTTCATCCTCTTCCCAAATCTCGAGGCATTTACAACATTCCAAAACGATTTTTTTCTCAACTTTTTTTTGGAACATTTTTATTAACTTCGAGCCGCAGCTCGGACATTGTTTTTTATAACGTTTCATGGTAATATCTTTCCGATATTTTTTAACTTTTAACTAAAGTTTGAATTGGGTATAAAACTCATCATTCGATAATTTTCGTCTGGTGAGTTTTTTGCTTTTCGGATTCAAAATTATACAAGTTCCAAAGCTTTTCTAAATCAAATTCAGGCTTAGTTAGTTCTTTAATTTTTAGCTCAAGTCGTTTTATTCTTTTCTCTAACTTTTCTATTTTTTCTTCCATTAATTTATAACTTTCTTGACTTCAAGCCAATAAAATTTTTCTTTGTTATTAACTGTAAAACCGTTGGGGCACGTACACTCTAGTCGCTGTTGCTTACAAGTGGAGCATTTTTTCTTTTTCATAGCTTGCAGTTCAGTCCTTCCTCTGTCGTAAAGTAACTTCGAACAATAACTTCGTGGTCCGTGGAATCTTCAATTTTGTCTGCTTCTCTTTTGATCTTAGTTGCGAGATCAAAAATCTCTTCGTGATCTAACTTTGCCATTTTTACTTTTACCTCTACGATCAACTGGCTGCTCATATTCTCTCCCGCATTCTGGACATTGATACTCTTCAACGATACGAGTGCTATGATAACAAAAAGAACAAATTTTCATATACATTTGTTTACCTCTATATTAATTTATATTATTTTATAGAAAGATATGCGATAAATCAATTAATTTGATTGCCCTCTGGAATATCTAATTCGACTCGGATTTCATATTCTTCGTCTTCGCAATCTTCGGGTTGTCCGAAATCTTGCGGTAAAGCATAGGTCATACACGCTGAGATGATTTCTAACGCAGCTTTTTCATTGGGAGCACCTTGGATCACCATCTCGAATACTTTAGTCAGAACACCTGACACACCTGCCGATGCGTCTATTCCTTCCTCTTTCATCTTCTTAAAAAGTCTGTCGCAGAATTTTCTTGCTCTGTGAAAATCGACGACATCTTTATCTTCTTTTTTTTCATCATCGCACATTTTTTTAACCTTAATAAAAAACCCCCAGAAAAAAAAATCTGGGGGTTTCAACTACAGGAGAACATTACAGAGAATGTTCTTAATCTATTTTATCATACTCTCTACTTTTTTTGTGAGACTTTATGATTATTTTCAGTTGTCCCCCTATGGTCCTACCTTCTTCGGAAGCCATCTCTTTGACTTCGTCATAAATTTCCCGAGGGACCAAAATACTTTTCCATTTTTTAGTATCCATCATCCCCTCCTCCGTATATAATAATATCTTAATCTATGCGATTTTACAAGATGAGTTTACTTCGCTTCACCCCAACTTTCCCCTATCTCAACATCACATTTATTTGGCACAACCAAAGGTATGGCACTCTCCATTATCGTAGCAACTTCATTAGCTTCTTTAGCATCTTTTACTGAGATAGCAATCTCGTCATGGATTTGAATCAAAGGGACTCTTCCAGTTTGGAATATATTTACCATCGCTTGCTTGGTCATATCCGCTGCTGACGCTTGAATCAAGCGATTTAAGGCTTTATAAGTGTACGCTCTTTTCAATTTGGTAGTTGGACCCCAAGCTTCCACAGCTTCACGATAAGGGAGAGCTTTGTTCATGGCAAAAGTATCTGGTTCCCAAAGATCAAAACGACATTTTCTGCCCTTCAACGAGCGCAGCGATCCGTTGGCTCCTCTAGCATTTAAGCGATTCGTCACACCTTGCATCAAACCTTTAACGAATGGTACTCGCTTGTGATACTGGTTGATTATTTTCTTTGCTTCTTCAAATGGAAGATCAAGCTGCTCTGCTAATTTACCAACACCCATTCCGTACATAATCCCAAGATTTACTGTCTTTGCCTGTTTTCTAGGTATCCTTGCCATTTCCGCAACGAGCGTGTGAAAATCTGTGGAAGGGTCTTCGTTGTAAGCTTTTACAAATTCTTCCGCACCCTCTAGTTGTATACCTCTGGAGTCGCCAAAAACTTTTGCGTAATGAGTTAAGATTCTTGGCTCCTGCTGAGAGAAA